CTGGAAGTAGATCCAGTGCTATCTGCACCAAAGTCTTTAACACTTACAGTCTCGCGTAACTTAGCTTGAACAGTAGTAACAACTGCGCCAGTACCAGCAGGGGTGTAAACAGCTCCGTCCGAATTACTTAGCTTTCGTAACTCAGTTTGAACGTCAGTTATAAGCGCACCGGAAGCTGCGGGGGTGTACGTCACTAAATCTGCGCTAGTAGTCGCTAAAGTTACATTTTCGGCAGCTAACACGGTCACTTCAATCGTGCTTAAATTTGGTGGCGCTTGCGAGAAGGTTAATACAACCCCAGAAACGCTATAGCCTGTTTTCTCTTGATAAACGCCATCGATGTACACTTGAGTGTTGTTAACTGAAAACGGATTAGACGTTAAATTAAACGCTGTAGTTGATCCGTCTCCACGAAAATCGGATACAAAAACGGTTGTTCTGACTGTATCTGGCGAATCGAACTCGTAAAATCCTGACATAATTAATACCCGGCTGAAATTTGTGGTGTTGACCCGGCAAATTCTGCGGATCGAGCATGAAGCAGCAACCTAGTTAACGCGGTCTGATAGCTTGTCTCCCATCGGCTGGAGTCAGAACCTAAAAAGTTAGACGCCTCGACAAGACTAGCGTAAATATATAGCTGCGGAGCCATTTCAAGCAGCTCATTAGTTGGCGCTGACACTGAAAGAGGCGGGACATCTTTGTAATAGATAAAAATAAGTTTGTCGGATGCTGTCATTGTTGGAACAGGATGGAACACAAACTGACGCACCTCGCGTGCAAATATTAAGGGCGCACCCTCGGTTGTAACGTAATTCCGTAACTCCGTTAAGCTCACACGCTCTAAAGGGTTCTCGTTATAAAACGCGTATTTAAGTTCAAGAAAATCGGCGGGTATGGTTACCGCGCCATTGGCGTCCAAGACTACTGCTGCTGTCTTTTCAATAGTAGGAACGCGTACTTCTTGCGACAGCCTGTCTTCGGCCAACGCAATAAAATCTGGTATTTCTGTTGCAAGGTCTGTTCTGTTTAGCCAATTTGCAATTGAGGCTTTGAGGCCATCATAAGTATTTAAACTCATAGTCGGCCACCGCCTGTTCTAAGGTATGCCCACTCTGGTGAATTAAGTTTCTTTTTAATTCGCTTTTGATCTTCGCGGTTAGGGGCCATCACATTAATGCCCTCTTTCATCCACTGCATTACTACTACGGAGGGGATGCTGGCAACACGGACGTTCTCGCCCATCCTTTGCCCTTCAGCTTCTTCGCGTGCGCGTTTGTTTGCAGCAAGAATACCGCTGATATCCTGAGAGTGAGATATCGTTAGACTGTCATCATTTTGATTGTGGTCTACATGTTCAAATATTTTGTCTGACATAGGTTCCTCAGAATAAAATAAAATGGACAGCCCCCGAAGGGACTGCCCGTTCTAACATTTAAGCATTCAATGCAGAAATAAGACCTGACGCCTTGTCGTTTTCACAAACAAGAGTCTGCTCAGTCAACATTTGACGCTTGTCGCTATCGCCGACCTTGGCTAGTACGATAGTCTGCATAGGACGCAGAACCGCACGAGACCAATACTCAGTGTCTAGTACAAGACAAGTGTTAGCAGCAAGAAAACGATTCACTACTACTGAAACTTGTCCGAAAGGACTGACATAAATATTTACAGCGTTAGTGATAGTGGTTCCTGTACCAAAGTCACGCTCACGACCCGCACTAGCTGCAAAGTTAGCAACCACGACTGAGTGAGATGGAGTGACTTGTACTTGGTTTGGATCTCCGCCTTCGTTGTAAACTTTCTGCAAGACATCTAGCAATAAAGTCTCAGTGAAAGCTCTGTTAGCGCCAGCGGTGTTAGTTGTAGCTGCATTGATTTGGTTCTGTGCAGACTTTAACTGACGCGCAGTTCCAGCCGCTCCAGCAGTACCAGCTTGCAAAGCACCGACGAATGCGTGCTCTATATCACGCCGTAATTCTTTTCCTTTTTTTATGATTTGGTAACTTAATTCAGTACCTCCTCGGCCATAAGTAGCAACAGAATCAGCAGTTCCAGAAGTCTGCACAACCTTGGTAAAGATTTGGGTTGATGCATTCTTTAGCTCTGTTTGATCGACGCTAGAAGCTCCAGCATCCGCTCCTTCGACTGCGGCATTGGCGGCCACGGCTGAAAGTGAGTCTTGCTGCCATTGGTGCAAAGTAGCTGTTGCTGAACTTGTACCGATTGCAGAGGTGAAAGGAGTCATAGTAGGAGACACATCATAAATAATGTCTTCGATATCTTCTTTTTTACCTACCTGATTGTAGGTTTTGTATGTTCCGGCAATTGTAGCCATGTTGAAAATTCCTTGATTAAGAGGTTCTATTTAAGAGGGCTTGAACCGCGTCATCTACCGAACCGGATTTCTTGAGACGTTCTCGTGATTTACGATATGTCTCTTTCTTTCCTAAGTCCTTTGATTCGCTTTTCTGACCCGACAAAGTTTTTTTAGGAGATGCCTTTACTTTCTTTTGCGTCTCCGATTTAGCCCGGTCAAACTGCATAGCTTTATACATCGCCGTAATGGATCGATGATCGGTAATACCGTTGAATTCTTCGCTTGAAACGCCTAATGCGCTTTTAGCGTATTCTCCAATCGAGTAATACACATCATTGTTCCAGTTTGGGATTGTAGATTTCAGGACAGTCAGACTTTCGGCAGCTTTCTCTTTCACCAATGTCTGTTGTTGATCTTGAACTCGCTTTTGATGATCATTCGCTTGAGACTTTATAAAGTTGTAGGTCTGTTGCGTCTGTTCATACATAGCCTTCGCTTGCTTGTATTGATCAGGATTTTCAACCGCCGCTTGCTCCCAGTTCACATTGTCAAAACGTGATAGGTCTGCTCCCGATGCGGTTAAGAGGGCGCTAAGTGTGGATTCGTAAGACTTGCTTTGTTCTTCAGCGGCCTTACGCTGTTCGGCAACAGCTTGCGTCTTCTTTGTGTAATCGCCTTGGCGTAGATAACCCAGTTTAATCTCTTCAACAGACAGCTTCTCGCCATCTACCTCGATCATACCCTCAGTTACTAACTCAGGTTCCTTTTCGCTTTCTTCAGAATCTTCGTCGGTTGGGTCTTCGACCTCCTCGGACAACTCCTCTTCTTGCTCAAGTCCCTGTTCCTCGTCAATTACTTCGTCAGTAGCCTCGGTTTCAGCTACTTCTTCCTCGTTACTAGGCTCTTCGGTTTGGTCTTCTGACTCCAACACAGCCGTAAGTCTTGAGATAATGTCACTATTATCGACTTCAGTTGAGTCCGTTATGGTTTGCTCGTCTGACATCAAATTTCTCCTATTTTACTCTACTTCTTGTGGTAATGCCAAGTTATAGTTGTTTACCAGACCAGCAAGCTGCTGAACAAACATCTGACCCGCTTTGAACATCATGTAAAGCCTCTCTCGCTCTTCTGCCTGATCCGGCGGTGTTGCGAGTATTTGCTGTACTAAACTGGCATTTAATTCCTCAAACGCAGTATTAAAGGCGGTACTCTCAAGTTGTTGAACCGCTGAGTCGGCTAATTCTGCCTTCTCTCCCAAAGTTAAATCTTTGCTATCCATCATTGCAACTCCACTGGTGTGGTTGGTTAAGAGACTACTCAGCGCAGTCTCGAGGGTGGCCTCGCTAGTGTTGTGTCTTTATCTAGCTTGCCGTCTTTCCATTTCTGGAAATCATCAAACGCTTGCTTACACGTTTTTTTCTTTTGGTGTTTGTCTTTACTTGCCTTCTTAACAAACTCCTCAAGTGCTTCCTGATTTATACTCATCGCTTATCCTATGCTCACGTTTCTGTTTTGAACCCTTTCCAAAGCCAGTTCCTTCTCACTCATTTCCATGTCGTGGTTTTGCTTCTCCACATCCATCAGTAGTCGGCTGTCTTTCTCTTCCTCAACATGCTCTTGCTTTTGAGTGTCCATAACCATCTTGTGTTGTTCTCTCATAATGTCTAGCTCAAGCTGCCCTTCCATAACACTGACTTGTCTTGACGTAATATCCGCATTGAACTCAAGCTGTTGCTGCTGTTTTAAACCCTCTTCCTGCTGCGATTGCTGCTGCTGTTGCTGCATCTGCTGGAACTCAGGACTGTTTGGATTGAACAAGAACATGTCCGTTGATTTAATGTTCAGCAGCTCAAAGGCTCTACTGAGCATTGCGTGACGCTGTTGCGTGCCATACATGCCACCAAGAGACGGGTCTTGCGGGTTCATCGTAAATTGCTGATCTAAACTCAGCAGTAACTGAGCCTCTTGCGCTTGCTCTTCAGGTGTTAACGCAACCGCCACAGACATCTCAGTGCGATCACCTAAGAATTGCGGATTAATAGGAACAAACTGACCGTCTAACTGAACCATCTTTTCTTGCTTCTCATTTTCTAAAGCAAGCTTGTAAAGATCGAACATCAACGGCTTCAAGAAGTTCTCTGCCAGATTTCTGCACATGACCATGATTCGACGGTTACTGGCATTCATAAACTGGGTGATTAAGTCAGAGCTGTTCTGCTTGCTAACAACAGTGCTGTCCATGCCGCGGGCCATACGGCTCATACCACTACGCGCTTCCTTCTCAACCTCTAAGGCTTCCATCGCCTGAAACACACCGCCCGATAAACTTGGCATGGGCATAGGGCGCACGACAGATTCAGGGTTTGGCGAATTCACATCAATAACAGCGCCGACCCGGTTATCAATCAAGTCTCTGGGATTCTTAACTAGCGACAAGTTCGCCACAAATCGTGAGGTGTTAGTCATAAAGGTGTGATCTACCACGCCACGCTTCAAGCTAGACTGCGTCTTCTGGATATCACATAACACATCGGCAAGGCTCATACCGTAAAAGCGGTGAGGTAAAGGGAATGGCGTGAAGTATCGGAACGGCTTCTCGCTCACCATCTCAACATCAAGTAAGGTTGTGCGGCTGTGAAGCACCTTTAAATAGACACACTTCTTTAGGTCAGAGCGATACTTTTTGAGGTACGACTCATAAATAGTGACGTACTCTCTATCGTTGTCAGACTCAAACCCGTCATCGCTTCCAAACTCATCCACCGAGTCACGCGCTATTCTGCCCTCATCGTTTAGATTATCTTCGCTTAACTTCTCAACAATCTCAGGGTCATACCCCTCACTTAATAGCTCACCGCGTGTGCGGCTTGTGCGGTGTGAGCAAAAGTCAGCATCATCCTCACCAGTGGCACGCGGTGTGATTAAAAAGTCTTCAGGCGGTATCGACTCAATGCACACCTTTGACTTGTCAATCTTCCGCGCAATCTCACCGCTGTACATGACCTGTTGAATGGCAATAGGCTGTCCGGTTTGCGGGTCTTGCACTTGAGCCATAACAGCCTCTTCCGCAATCTCCATGATCGTCACAGCAGGATCGGATGCCAGCATAGAAAAACTAGCCTCATCCAAACCCTCAAACGTCTCTTCTTCATACTCGTAATAGTTTTTATAGTACCGCTTAACTATTCCGGTCTTAGCTACCAGCGCATCGTGAATCACATCGTGCAGAATTTTTGAGCCTTTGTTCTCTCTATAGAAGATGTAGTTAGTCAGTGCGGTTGCCATCTTTGCTGGCACAAAGTCCTCTGAGGTTTGCGGATCAAACCGACACACGTTGCGGTCAGCGGTGAACGTCTCCATGATCATCGCTTTCACACTTTCCACGGCATCAAAAACGTCCATAGAAACGTGCTGTGAGCGTCCGGGTCTCTCGTTCCCCATCGGCTTACCGTAGTAATACCGATAGCCTCTATCCCGCTGCTCACCTATCTCACTTTCAGCGTATGAGTCTGCGGCGCTGATGCTGTTCTCAAGCGTCGCTATAAGTTCTCTTTCGTCAATATCAGTAGTTATATTCATAACTGGTGTGGTTACCTCGACCTGTTGTCATTTGTTCACGCTCGGCTTGGTTCTGCCCAAAGCGTGTAACTGAGATGGCTGCATAACGAGTAGCGTCTATCAAATCGTCATGTTCCTTATGTATCTTTCCTTTTTTCCGGTGATACCGCCGAAACTCCTCAAACCAAGGAGCCAAATTATTGAACACCTGTAAGCGCCCAGTTCTGAATCTCTCTAACATCTCCATCAATCCGGGCTCAACGTAGTTAGTGCCGTCAGCATTTGTGAACCGCCCGATCATCAACACCCCCGCCTCTAAATACATCTCAGCCAAGGTGCGACCACTACCCTTCTCAGTGTTGTCACCGTCATGCGGATAAATAACAGGGATGTCCTTGCCACGACTCTTTATCACCGTGGCATGTACTGCGGGTATCTCGCCCTCCTTCTTATAGGCGTCATACACATAAATAGTATCGTTATCAGGGTTATAAGCCGTCCACACACAAGTAGTGGGGTGCGTTATCCCAAAGTCCACCGCCGCCAGCTTCTTATAATGCGCGGGTATCTCAAACGGCTCACACTGGATAACCTCTTCGGCTATGGGGAACACCATGCCCTCGCCAAGAACCGGAATACCTTTACTCCGCATATCCCTCTGGTATTCAGGAATGGCGGCCAATAACTGCTTACGCACATCCTTATCAAGATGCGGTGCATCCTCCCATGTAACATTCTTTAGGTACTGCCCCTGAACCGGGTGATCCATAAACTGGCTAACCAGTTCCGTCATCCCATTTTCTGGAGTCAAAGTACCGACGAGGTAACCACCCTTTCCGTCATTACCTGTCGCTGTTCGCGTAAGACATTGTGGGTATATTGCGGTGTCGGTTGGTTCCTCGTCGATCCAGATATAGTCCTGACTCGATCCCATAAGGACATGCTGACCCTGAGTGTAGGACTTGAAACTTACAGTGGAGGTGTTACCAGTGGCATACCTTACAGCCACATCCCTTGGGAGCCTTGGCGTACCCATAGCCGGTGTGACTTGATAGATAAGCCTTTGCGGTATTAGCCCTGAACCATCAAACTTACCCTCTCCAAGATAGGTGCCAATCAACTCCTTCACAATGACATCGCGAAGCTGCTCACCAGAAACACCCAAGCACCAAATCTTAGTCGGTCGGGTAAATCTAATACCCTCCCACCAATCGGGATATAAGCCTGTTAAATGGTATGCAACCTCTGCTGCTTGAGAAGCCGTTTTGCCTACGCGGTTTGCAGCCATAAGCATTCTCTGCTTATTGGTCTTGCCAGCCTTGTAAAATTCTTCTTGCCACTCATAGGGCCGGAAATAAGCTAGACGGTTTTGAGCTTTGTGGACTTTTACTATACGAATGGCTTCCGCTATTTTTTCCGCCTTATTTTTTTGCGAGGCGGTGAGCTTTGAAGCCGGTTTTTTTGAAGTCTTTCTCTCAGACGCTTTTGCCATTATTTGCGCCCTATATGTAACGATATATGCCGCCATGTACTGCCGGGGGCGGGAGTCCCAATTTTGCGAAACGGGCTCAAAACCGCACAACCTGACAGGCTAGTGTGCCGAGGGCTGTACCAAATGCGTGCAAGCCATTGATATACAACACTATTCATCTTATCAAGCATAAGATAGCTTACAAGCTCGACGGGTCAACGCCCGCATCGCGCAACGCTTGCAGCGCAGCATCTATGTCGTGAGTTACTTCGATGCCGCCGCTTATGTTAGCGTCTACTTCGGTGCGGTCGCGCCAAGCTCCTTGTCCTCTGTTCTTCAGATAGAAGATAGCTGCTGACATATTAGGTTTAGTCTGATCAGTTGCAGCACCGAACAGGCTATTCGTCACGGCTGTGAGCCCGGCTTGCTTGCCATCCCTTATAGCTGCGTCAAATGCGGCGTCCTCGCGCTTACGCCTTGTGATAGTAGATCGTGACACACCGATGCTTACAGCTATCTGCTCATCGGTAAGGCCGATGCTTGCTAGTTCTTTGACCTTCTCGTAATCAATGGGCTTTGTGTTCGCCAATGTTCGTACTCCTCGTTACAGCGTGAATGAGGCCGATTATATCGCAATACAACTACCAGTTGTGTGTCCGATGTTCTGTTGTCCAGATTGGTTGACTGATTAGGGGGTGCTTGATTTACCCTGTGCGGGCTACAGGCCACGCCAGCTCTACGTTTCAGCGGTTTTTTTGGTCTACGCACGGGTACGCACGGGGTAGCATATTTTACCCTGTGCGCCTGTAGCCCAGACAGTGCGTGGGTTACAGAGGTACGCACGGGGAGCACGGGGTAAATAGGAAAAAGTCAGTAGGATTTAACATGGGGGCACGGGGAGCTTATATACCCTTTTTATTTCTTATTAAATAAAAAAGAAGATTACCTTGTTCTCCTTGTGCGCCGCCAGTAATGGCGCGGGTTTCAGAGACGCACAACCACCTGATTTTACCCGTGCGTACCCGTGCTTTTGGCCCTACCCCGTGCGGATTACAACCTCACCGCCTTACACCTCCAAATCATCTCCGGCTATCAATCCTAAGAAAACAACGCAAAACAGACAAACAAACAACATTACACACCTCACAAGTTAATAGGCGTGCATTGTAATAAGTGGTAAGGACACAACGAAATGATATAAGGCTATGAGGGTTATGCGGTGAGCGGTTAGATATATTCGTCTAAGAAGTCGCGCTTGAGAAGTTCAACAGCACCAATAACACCTGTCACTGGTATGCCATCGCTATGCCAAGAGTTTGACACTTGCCCTTCACTGTCGATGGCAACGACCGCAAAGGCTTTGATGTTGTTATGCATGGAGTATTCGCAAAAGTCGGAGAGGGAATCAAGAAGAGCCTGAGAGGTTCGATCGCTCACAGGCTCTTGGGCT